TCTACCGCCTGGTTTTATTTTACCTGAACAAACTCCTGATGCGTACATGTTAGCATATGCAGAAGGATATACTTTAAATTTTCTTTTAGCCGCAGCTTTTCCTTTTGCACAAAGTTTTGCCATTACTTTTTACCCTTCATAGCCATTGCCATCATAGATGGTTTTTTCTTCTTAGTAGTTTTCTTTTTTGATTTTAACATTTTAAAATCTTCTGCAGAAATTTTTCCATCTTTATTTGCATCAAGTTTAGCTTGACCACCTGATAAATATCTTTTTCTATACATTATTTTTTTCCTCCGTTACGAAATATTTGAGTTCCTTTTATACCATAAATTGACGCCACGACAAGGATCCATAAATTTGTGAACCATGACGGCAGCTGCGAGAACATTTCAAAGAACAATTTTACCTTGTCCATCGCTGTTGGATCATCCGATATGACTGCCCACGCCAAAATTAACACGGGCGTGCTTAATATTATGAGGACCGCCTCGTCCTTCCAGTCCGATTGTCTTGCTTCTAATAATTTTCCTTGGTAAGCTTCCTCACCCTGGGCCATCTTTCTTGCATGCATCATTTGTGCATCCGCCATAAGCATTTTTGTCTCTTGACGTTTTTTAAAAATGTGAGTGCCTGCTTGTGCGGCTAATTTAATTGCCGATAACCACATATTAGTAAGCTTTAGATTTTCTTTTCTTCTCTGCTAATACTGCACCTTGACCTTGAACTTCTTCTTCAGGTCCACCAGTACCAATATAGTTATAAGCTCTGTCAGCAGTTGTTTTAGATCTTGGATCTATCTCAATTTCTTGCTCAGAAACTTTAACTTCTTTTATATTATCAAGTTTTTCCATTTTTTCTCCTTGGTTTAGGTATTTTTAACCTTTTTTTCTGGTTTTGTCATTTTTTTTCTCATTTATTCGTCTCCACTTCTCATAATTGATACTTTAGGCATCATACTACCTTGATTTTTCATCATTGAGTCAGTGCTTGGAAGAGTTTTACTTAAAATTGTTTTTTCAATTGAAGTATCAGCTCTTAAATTTGCTAATTCTTCGTTCTGTTCAAGTTTTTCTTCTTGATTTGATTGATTCATCATTGCTTTCATCTTATCAAGATTCATTTTCTCTTCAGATTCTTTTGCTTTTCTATCATTTTCCATTGCTCTAAGGTCTAATTCTCTTGATCTTAGTTTTGCAATAGGATCATTATCAAATTGTGAAGTAATTTCCTTCTCTTCCTTCATAAATTCTTCCATCATCTCAGCAATTAAAACTGCTTTTCTAGATTCAATTTTTTCTTGCAACATTTTTGCTTGCATTTGCATTTGTTGAGCCATTTGTGGATTCTGTTGCATAGCTTGTTGCATTTGTTGCAACTGAATTAATTCATTTCTGAACTCAACTTCAATTTGTTCTTGAGCCATTAAAGAAATATGTTCAAAAATATTTTTCTCTAACGATGCCATAATCATTGGATTGTTTCTTGCAATGTTTGTTGCCATAAAATTTAAATGAGATGTAATGTGAGCTCTATGATCTTGACCTGGAAATGCTTGAAACTGTTTTCCACCTAGTGCATCAATATGTTCTAATGCAGGATCTTTTGGCATTGGTTGCATAGGTTTAACTAAAACCTGATCAATATTTTTTACACCTAGAGCTTCATACATATTTCTATATGCAGCATATAGATTATGCATTTGAGGATTAGATTGTGCCAGTTGGAGTTCAGTTTGCGCAAGTGAAATACGCTGTGTTTGTGAGAAAATGTTAGGGTCAGCAACTGGCAATATATCTACTCGATCATCAAAGTCAGATTGTTTAATCATTTTTTGACCCCCAACCACATCATACGGATATTCCGGTGGTAGATATAATTTGAATACTCTAGCTAAAATTTTAAATTCATTTTTAAGAGCTGAGTAAATTCTTTTGTGAATCGCAGACATTGTTCTACTTCCTCTTTCAAGTAGAGCAACTGTTGTTCCCACTGCTGCTTGTTGATTGCCATCACCAACTTGTAAATCTGCAATTGATGCAAATCTTTGACCTGCTTGAACCACAATACCCATCAAAGATAATAAAGTTTGTGATGGTTCTTTAAATGGTAACATCATAAATGAATCTCTTAGATTTCCACCAGGTGCATCTACATCTCTAAATTCACCAGGTTGAATTGATTGTGCATCATCTCTAATTCTAATACCACGCATTTTAAATCCAGCAGGTAAATTAGATAAAGTTCCTGCATCTAATAATTGTCTTAATGCAGTTGTAGCTGTACGTGACAATCCACCGATCATGTGAATTAAACCAAAACCATAAAAACCTAGTCCAGGTAAAAATTTAAAATGTACAAAATATTGTATCTTAGTTTTTTTAGTATCACCTATTTCATAATTTCTTCTAACAGATAAAATCTCATGTGACCCTTCTACTAAAGTTACAATGTAAGGTATTTTAATTCCTGAGGGCTCACCAGTCTCTTGATTTACATCTTCAAAACCTTCTAAATCTAAATCAACGTGACATTCTAATAATGTAAATACATCTTCATCTCTTGTTCTTGAAACTCCTTCAAGTTCTCTTTCTTTTTTCTCAACATCAGTTTCTTTATCACTAGGTTTTCCTACATCAACATCTTTATAGAAACCTGCAACTTGTTGTTTTCTTAATTCGTTTTCTGAAATTTTTACACGATGAATAATTGCTTCCGCATCATCTAATGAGGTAGCTGTGTACGGAACAATTAAATCATCTGCTGGTACAAATTTTGATACGGCCCTTTGTTCCATATCATCAAAGTACACTTTTTTAAAAGCTGAACCCGCTAAAGGTAGGTTGAACAACATTTGATCAAACTCCGGTTCATACTCTTTCATCTTCTCCATAATTTCGTAGTTCATGAAATCTTTAACTCTACCTGCTTGGTCTGTTTTCTCAGGTGTTGGTACTCCTAAAATTTGAGTTCTAACTGGACCATCTGCTGGTAATAATTCTTTATACGCTAATGCTTGAAACTGTGTAACTGCTTCTGCTAAAACTGGATGAGTTGCACCTGATGCACCACTAAAGGGTTCAGTTCTATTATCATATTTAAAACCTAAAAGGTCTAGTCCTTGTGTGTAAGTTTTTTCCCAATCTTTTCTAGATGCAGAATAATCCATATACTTAGAATTTAAATCTGATGCTAATGGGGCTAAAACTTCATCTGGTAAAAATTCTGCTAAGTTTGCATAATGCTCATCACCACCTTCAGGTGATGCAGCTTGTGGATCTAAATTAATATCAACTGAACCATCTTCGTTTGTTGATACTTCTATATCATCAGGTGATTCCTGAACTTCTTTAGCTTCTTCTACAATCTGTTCCTGAATTTCTTCTTCACCAGGTAACTCAAGTTCTTTTCGAGGCTCGTTTGGAAGCGCTTTGTCTATATCTGCCATTGTATTTTTTCTCCGTATGTTTTACTTCTTTAACAGTATTATAGGAAATATTCAAGCCCTGACTCTGGGGCCCTGATTCCGGAGGCACTGTTGTAGTTAGCCTTTTAGTCATTACCAAATCGTTTAAATAATTCTTGTCCTGGTCCTAAAGCAAATTCTTTATATGACATTCTATCATCATATCCACCTTTACCACTGAAGAAATAATCTCTCATCCATTTTTCAGATTTAGGCATTGTGCCATCACCTTGATCTTTTCTTGTTTCCTTCATTGCTTGTTTAACTGCTTCACCAAATTCATAGCCATCATCCATAAGTTCTCTTACTCTTCTATTTAATTCTGCATCAGGATCCTGGGAGCCGGAGTTATAATTTACTCTGCCACCTTGATTAAACTTCTTAAAATATTTTTCTGCAAATGAATCTATATCCATACCAGTACCTTCCTGGCCTCCCGCTTGTATATACATTTCAGTTACCATTTTATTATATTTAGTGTCTCCACCTTTTAAAAAACCAATTCTGCCACCATCTGCATATTTTTCTAAATAGTCTTTTTCTTCTTGAATCTTTTTACTAGCCATAATTCCAGCATCACCAAATAAAGGTCTAACAATTTCCATATATTCTTTTTCAGATAGCTCACCATTGTCGTAAGCTTTTTTAGAAAACTCACCAACTAAGTTCACATATGTTTTTGGACTAAACATTTTAGCTGCTTGCTTAGTATTTAGCATATCTAAAAACTGTGTGTAATTTTTTGGTTTTTTAGGTGGAGCTTGGTCAGGCACTACAGGACTCCTGCGATACCGCCCTTAGCTAATTTTTTCTTTTCTTTTTTTGCCTTCTCAAGCATTCTTTTAATTTCTTCGTCTTGAGCTTTTAATTTTTTATAATAAGATTTGTAATCTGCAACATCTTCAATATCAGGATTCATAATCATAAATTCTCTCATTTCTTGACCAGTCATTTTTGGTCCAACAACTGCAGGATTACCCATTGCTCCTGGATTACCATCTCCATATTGCATTCGGCCACCGTTCATAGCCAACTTTCTATCTTCGTTAACTTTTTTTCTTGTGAAATATTCTTTTGCATAATCTTCAAATGAACCTTTGAAACCATTTTTGACCGCATCTAAAAATTCTTCGTATACTGTACCTAGTTCTAATTGTAATTCTTCTTCAGGAGTTTCACTTGCCATCTTAATAGATGGCGCACCTCTGTCTAAAGATTTGATTCCACCCATATCATCATATTCTTCAGGGTCAGGTGGTAAATCTTCAGGTAGATCACCTAGCTCAATAGCTCTGAGCATATCTTTTAATCTTGGATCGTTTTCGTCTATTGCCATAATACCTAATAATACACTTTTGGAGTTCTTTGTAAAGGCTCATCTTCATAATCTTCAGGGTGTTCAATAAGTCCACCTTGTCTAAATCTCATAACAGCCTGAGTCATTGAGTCTACTAAATCATCGTGATCTCCGTAAGGAAACGCAGCACATTCTTCAATAACTTCTTGAGCAAATTCCATTTCAGTTGGAGCATATATACGACCTGATTCAAATAATGGGGATACAGAATTAACACGTGTGTGTTTATCATTACCACGAGATGGTGTAAAATTGATTACTGGAATTCCTGCTTTTCTTAATTCATAAGTAAGTGGAAGTCCTGATGCTTTTGATTCTATAATCACTGTTTCCGGATTCCAGTAGCCGTACTGATCTAATGCAATACGCCTTAGTTCTGGGAACTCGTATCGTCCCTTCAATGCATCAAGCAACAGGAGACAGGGTCCTGAATCTTCTGTAGGATGAAACACTCCCCAAGTAGTAATAGCAGAATAATCGGCTGTTTGTTTTTTCATAAAAGCAGTAT